ACAATGGAAATTCAACCGGTGAAAAACTTGGAACGAGTGCAGCAAGAATGGCAGCCCTTGCAAAATTTTAATGGCATAGTCAATACAATCATTAAGGCACAAAGCAAACCAAACATTCGCAATCGATCTGAGGATGAATTAAAACAGGTTTTGCGTTTAGCAATGCTAATGGTTGGCCTACGTGGATCAAATATGCCAACGGACGAGGAAAAATACGTATTGCTTGCATTTATAAAATCTAATTACGGAAACCAAACACCAGAGGAAATAGCCATTGCATTTGAATATGCAGTTGCAGGCAAATTGAATACTGATTGCAAATGTTATGAGAATTTTTCGTGTGAATACTTTGGCCGGATAATGAACGCATACATTGAATATGCAAGGCAGGAAACCAAATTAGTTAAAAGGCCAGAATTAGAAGAAAAAAAGCCTGTGCCATCTGATGCAGAATTGAAAGAGTTGGCAATTTATAATGTCAATGCATATGTTGCTAAAATCAAATCATTAGATGCAACAGGTGGAAAATTTGATTGGCCAAAAGGATTGGCATTTCTTTATGATTATTTAGTCAAATATGAAATTTGGCAATGCCCTGAATCAGATCGTGTTGAAATATCGAAACGATTACGGCCAAAATACAATGACTTTGAATTGTGGAAAGCAGGGTGCAAAGCGGAGGCATACAAATTGTTTTGCCATCAATTAGCCGAAATGGATATGACATTGGATCAAAACGGACAAATAAATTAAAAACTATGAATGTATTATCATTATTTGATGGAATGTCCTGTGGGCAACAAGCATTGGAACGTGCTGGAATAAAGGTGGACAAATATTTTGCAGCTGAAATAAAAAAGCACGCAATTGAAGTCACACAATATAATTACCCAAATACAATACAATTGGGAGATGTGACAAAAATAAAAGCCGAAGATTTACCAAAAATTGATTTATTAATTGGTGGATCCCCATGTCAGGATTTTTCACAAGCCAATAAAGAACGCAAAGGATTAGAAGGCCAAAAATCAAGTTTATTTTTTGAATATTTGCGTTTATTGCAAGAATGCAAACCAAAATATTTTTTATTAGAAAATGTTCGGATGGATGATTATTCATACAATACAATCAGCCATTTATTGGGAACGTTTCCTGTTGATATAAATTCAAGTTTAGTTTCGGCACAAATGAGGCAACGAAGCTATTGGACAAATATAGGTCCAGCTGAATTTGATTTGTTTGGAATGAGATATTGCGCAATCCCACAACCAAAAGATAAAAAAATATATTTAAAGGATATTTTAGAAAGTGGTTTTTCAGATAGGAGAAAATTAATGTGTTTACTTGAAAGTAATTCAAGGCCATTGGCAACACCTAGTAAAATGGCTAAAAGATATTTTGAAATTGGAATGGCTAATCTTATTTTTAAAGATTCGGAAACATTTTTAAGAGTTAAGGAGGCCACAAAAATTGGATTTGTGGATATTGCCGAAAATGAATGTGTTGATATGTCATATCCCACATCTAAAACACGTAGAGGCAGAGCAATGAAAGAAAAATCCAATTGTCTTTTGCGCAACAATGAATATTTTGTATTTCAGGATGATGATATTCGGTATTTTACACAGACTGAATTAGAAAGATTGCAAACAGTTAAGGAAGGATACACATCAATTTTGTCAAGAAATAAAGCAGCCTGTTTATTAGGTGATGGATGGACAGTTGATGTAATTGTGCATATTTTAAAATATATAAACCTAAACCAATAACCGACATATGAAAAAGAATTTGATTCTAACAGCAGTTTTTATTACGATTGGATCAATTGTATGTATTGCAATTAATCAGGTCAGAAAACAAAGAAATGGTGGCAAAAAACAAGCAATTGCCAAACGTTCTGAATTTAGTCAGGCATTTATGATGGATACCTTTGAACCCATTGAGGATTTTGAAATGATTTATTTTGATAATCACAGGGGATTGGTTCAAATTAAACAAAAGGCAAAATGAGAAACGAACACGAACATAGGTTACAAACCGTATTGGCAAAATATCTTGATTTGAACAATTATACGTTTTTTGCCATTCCAAATGGTGGATGGAGAAACAAAGCAGTTGCGGCCAAATTAAAGGCTGAGGGAGTCAAAGCCGGTGTGGCTGATTTATTGATCCTGTTGCCAAACCAAACGTTTCACGGCCTATTTGTTGAAGTAAAAATTGCAGGCAATTATCAACAGCCAAACCAAAAAGATTTCGAACAGAAAGCAAGGGATTGCGGATATGAATACATAATTGTGCGATCATTGGATGAGTTAATTGAAAAGCTAAAATACTATGAGGGGCAACGATTTGTGGAACAGGATAAAATTAGTGCTGCATACCGATCTGGATACATTGATGGAAAACTTGAAAACCAAATGACAATACGATGAAAATAAAAAAATTAGATTTACTCACTTATTTTGAAATTTTGCCTTCAATTACAATTTATCATTATCCACATTCAAAAAGGTATTCGATTAGTTTTGCTTGGTTGAAATATGGATTTATAATTTTATTTTAAACCTATGAATATTAACAGACAAAAGGCCATTGATTGGGCCAATGAAAAAATTGCTGATCCTGATTTCACAGAACAGCCAATCAAGGTGAATAAGTGGGAAACAATCCACAATCCAAAATTATTTCTTGAAACCTGTGTGGCCCGGCTAACCTACGGATCAGAAAGGGAAAAAATTGTAGTTTATAACCGTGTGCGCAATTTTAAAATTTTCTACAATGAAATTTCAAGATGAGGATATTTTTGTACACGGTGACATCAAATGTTCCGATGGCATAACACGTGAGGAGGCAATTGAAATTATTGAGGAAATACAGGAATTAATGATATTCCACAAAATCATAAAACTTGATTTGTGCATTGATCCATACAAATTTCCACGTGAATTGTTGGACATAGGCAAACCATAAAAATACAAGGCAATAAATGGCCTGAATTGACAAAAAAACAAACCGATGAAAACTACAAAAGACAAAATTAGACTATTGACATTCTTTGCATTGTGCCAAAATATGTTGGATTTTATTGATGGATCGTGGCACGGACATCCGGCAAACAAACAGGCTGTTAAGATGGTGACAAAGCAAATGATTAGGGAATTGGAAAAATCAATGGCAATATTATTCCCGGCAAATAGAAACGATGATCCAGAATTGCCAGAGGCATTAGACACATTTCAAAATGCCTGCACAGCAATGGAGTCATTTTTTATGCTTGGAATGGAAATGGATCAAATGGATGATACAAAGAAAGATTCATTGAATACACAAATTAATATTTTGCTAAAATCATACGGAATTGATTGTTGGGAAAAACCAATGTCAAACCTATGGAAAAATTAAATAAATTTGTTGCGCAGTTGGGTGATGAATAACTGCCGGATCAAAAGCACATATTTACCTAATCAATACAGAATGACAAATGACAGCCGTGAAATGGTGGATCATCCGCAACATTATCAATCTGATGGAGGCATCGAGGCAATTGATGTGATCGAAGGATTCAACCTGAATTTTAATTTAGGGAACGCAATCAAATATATTTTGAGAGCCGACAAAAAAGGCAACAAGAAACAGGATTTGGAAAAATCCCTGTGGTATATCAAACGAGAATTAGACAAATTTCAGGGATGATTGAAGAAATAAACATCAAATTAGTAATTCCACATCCAAACAATCCGAGATTGATTAAGGATGACAAATTCAAAAAATTGGTGAAGTCCATAAAGGAGTTCCCAGAGATGCTACAATTGCGCCCAATTATCGTGGATGATAATTGTGTGGTATTAGGTGGGAATATGCGATTGCGTGCCTGTATTGAAGCCGGATTAAAGCGTGTGCCAATTATTAAGGCATCGGCATTAACACCAGAGCAGCAAAAACGTTTTATTATTACCGACAATGTAGGATATGGTGAATGGGATTGGGATTTGTTGGCTAATGATTGGGAAATGGCTGATTTAGAGGATTGGGGATTGGATTTGCCGATTTATAAAGAATTAGGGGAGAATTTGCCGGTGGATAATGAGAATGATCCAAAAGATAAATTTGTGATTGAGGTGTCGTTTGAATCTGAGGAACAAAGGCAAATGGCATACAAACATTTCATTGAAAATGGACTAAATTGCTTTTGCAAAAAATAAATTATGGCAGTACCTAAAAGTGTAACGAAATTAAACAAAAAACGGATGTTGGAGGCCCTTGAAAAATCATTGGGCATTGTCACATCCGCTGCAAAGATTGCAGGCATACACAGGGCGCAGCATTACGAATGGATTAATATTGATTCAGAATACAAAAAGGCAGTTGATGATTTGGCCGATATGACATTGGATTTTGCTGAATCGCAGTTGCATAAGCAAATCAAAGATGGCAACACAACAGCCACCATTTTTTATTTAAAGACCAAAGGCAAAAAGCGTGGATACATTGAACGCACGGAGGTTGTACACGAAACCGGCATAGAATCTGCCATAATAGAATGGACACCGGCACAAATCGAAAACGAATAGCGCAGAAATGCAACATTCAGTTTTATCAGACATTAAACAGCACCAAAAGAATCAAAGTTCATCAGGGCGGAACACGTTCGGGAAAAACTTATGCCCTGTGTCAATATCTGATCTATAAATTGACATCATCCAAAAAACCATTGGTGATTTCTATTGTGCGTAAAACATTGCCGGCATTGAAAGGATCGGTGATGCGTGATTTCCTCGAAATATTAGACACATTAGGCATTCTTTATGTGGGACAACACAACAAATCCGAAAACACATACACGTTTGGCAATCACGTTGTGGAATTTCTTTCAGTTGATGAGCCACAGAAAATCAGGGGAAGAAAACGAAATATTTGCTATTGCAATGAGGTCAATGAATTAGATCACGAAGATTTCAGGCAGTTATTAATGCGTACAACGGATGAAATGATTTGCGATTTTAATCCATCTGATCCGGTGCATTGGATTTATGATGAAGTAATCACACGTGATGATTGTGATACGTGGATCACAACGTACAAAGACAATCAGTTCCTGCCGGCTGAGTTGGTAAAAGAAATCGAAAGATTAAAATCGAAAGATCCGGATTATTGGAGGGTGTACGGTGAGGGAAAACGTGCGGTGTTTAGTGATCGCCAGATATTTCCTAATTGGCAATTCATTCCAAAGGCAGAATTTCCTGAATTTGATGATGTGTTTTATGGCCTTGATTTTGGGTTTAGTCACGATCCAACGGCCATTGTACAATTGGCAAAGGTTGGTGATAAATTGTACATTCACGAAATTATGTACAAAAAGGGAATGACAAACCGGGATATTGCCGATTTTTTAAAAGAAAAAAAACTAAATGAACACATAATTTATTGCGAATCAGCAGAACCGAAATCAATTGAGGAATTGCGACAAATGGATATTTTGGCAGTTCCTGCAATAAAAGGTGAGGGATCAATAAAGGCCGGAATTAGTTTATTAAAAGAACACGAGGTGATTTGTTCATCTGAATCACAGAATTTGCACAATGAATTTCAGTTTTATTTCTGGGAGCAATTGAAAGATGGAACGATTATAAATAAGCCAATAGACAAACACAATCACCTAATGGATGCAATCCGGTATGGGGTTTATACCAAATACAAAAATCGTTCTGATTTTTTTGTGGTTTAATTATGTATTTTTGAGAAAAAAAAGCAATACAAATGGCATCAATCATTGATACATTCAAACAATCCATTGCCAAAGCATTATCAAGCGGCACAAACGAGGCATATAATAAACTGATATACACGTGGCTAGGCACGAATATCATAATGAATGAGGATAATGATTCCACATACATTCGTGATGGTTATCAACGAAATGCCACCATTTATTCAATCATTAACCTGATTGTTAAGGCAGCCACAACAATCCCTGTTTCTGTTTACCGTGTTACAAACGAAGGCACAGCAAAGCAATACAAAGCAATGACATCAGGTGTGATGGACGGCCCTGCAATTTACAAGGCCAACATATTACGCAAAAGAGCATTTGAGGAAATAAAAGATTCGGATTTAGAGGCATTATTGATGCGACCAAACCCGGCACAATCATTTTCAGCGTGGTTAGGTGAAATCGTTGCATTTGGCAAATTAACCGGAAACCGTTACATCTACGGCATCGGGCCGGATTCAGGGCCAAATCAAGGTAAATTCACGGAGTTGTACAATTTACCATCACAATTGGTTGAAATTGTTTCAGGTGGTGTGATGCAACCGGTGGCAGGATACAAAATCCAATATAATTCAATGATTGAGGTTGCGCCAGAATATATTTGCCACATCAAAGATTTTAATCCGGATTACGACAGCAGCGGTTCAAACCTATATGGCCAATCACCTTTGCGTGCCGGCCTACGTGTTTTATCGGCCAACAATGAAGCCGTGACCACCGGATTAAAATATTTACAGAATCAAACATCACGTGGTATGTTGATTTCAAAGGATGGCAATTTGACTGAGGTTCAGGCGCAAGCATTAAAAGACAAATTCAGAAAAAATTATCAGGGTGCAACAAATGCAGGTGATGTGATCATCACACCAAAAGATTTGAGTTGGGTGAATTTTGGTTTGTCAGCATCTGATTTGTCATTGATTGAGCAATACAATGGAACGGTGAAGGATTTGTGTAATTTATACAACATCCCTGTACAGTTGCTAAACAACACAGATGCATCCACATATAACAATATGAAGGAGGCTAAAAAGGCATTATACCAAAATGCGGTGATCCCAGAATTAATCAAAATTCGTGATGAATTAAATCGTTGGTTAGCACCTAAATTTGGCAAAGAATATTTCATTGATTTTGATTTCACGGTAATAAGTGAAATGCAAGAGGAAGTGGACAAATTGGTGTCACAATTAGCAGCAGCGTGGTGGGTTACACCAAACGAGAAACGTGATGCAATGAATTACGCTACGGACAAAGAAAATGCATTTATGGATGACTATTTTATCCCGGCTAATTTAATGGCACAGAATCCAACAATGCCGGCATTGGAAAATCCAAAGCCATTAAACGTTTAGTTTATGCCGTTGCCAAATCCACAGGAAGGTGAAAGCCGGAATGATTTTATGGGCCGTTGTGTCATTGATCCTAATATTATCAATGATTTTGATACCATTGAACAGCGTGTTGCAGTTTGTAGCACGTTGTATGATCCACAGAAAGAAACAAAGGCGCAGAAAGATTGGGAAAATGATTTTGAAAACCAATTGACCAAAGCAGAACGCACATCAGTTCGTGATTTCACGGAGTTTTACAAGGCCGAATACAATGATGCCATTGACCTTTATTTAAGGGTGGGGCAGATGACACAGGCCACAGCACAGGGGTTTTTTCAGGACAGCAAATATGTTGGAATGTATGAGGGGATGTATTCCAAAATCGGTTTGCAATTTGCCAATTGGTATTCTAAAAACGTGCAGAAATATATGCCCAAAGCCGATCCGGCTAATATGCAATCAATTTGGGCCAACGCATTTGCATTTATGGGGAATCAGGTGGCAGGGCAACGTGTCACGTTAGTATCAGCAACAGCACAGGCAACATTGACAAACACAATTCGCCAATTTATGTCCGATCCTGTTTTTATGTCATCTGGGGAGGTCGTACAATCAAAAATGTTGCGCCAAAAATTTGATGGTTTGGCAGATTATCAGGCACGCAGGATTGTTAGAACGGAGGCAACAAACGCAGCCAATTATGCAACAGAACAGGCAGCGGTCAATTTGTTTGCCGGTCAGGATTTAACAAAAACGTGGCGATCTGGATTTGATGCACGTGTTCGTGATGCACACAGGGCAGCAAATGGACAGGTTGTGCCATTTAATAGCAAATTTTCAGTTGGTGGTGAGTCATTACAAAGGCCGGGTGATCCTAATGGATCAGCAAGCAATGTAATCAATTGCCGTTGTTCAATGATTGTATTACCGAGAGAGGGAGCAAATACAATTGGCGCACCAATTACGGATTTAGGATTTGGTATTGCACAAGCAACCGTGATTGATGCCATTATTAGTGCAGATGTAATCACAGGAACAACAGGTGCAATTGTGGCAGATGAAAACATTGGCGGATAAAATTAATTTTTATGTTCGGTTTTCTAATTAGCTATTTGACTAATTTTGAGCAAAAGAAAGGTTATGATTTACAAACAAACATCCATTGGGATTGATGACATAGATGAGGCAAACGGTATTGTTTCTGGATATGGTTCAATTTTCGGCAATATTGATTCAGATAATGACATCATTTTGCAAGGTGCATACACCAAAACATTATCTGAAAACGGATCACGTGTAAGATATTGCAACCAACACAGAATTGATCAGCCATTAGGTAAATTCACGGAATTGCGTGAAGATGGCACAGGATTGTATTTTGTTGCGGAAGTTCCAAAAACAAGAATGGGTGAGGATATTTTGTTGTTGATGAAAAATGGTGTGATTACGGAAAATTCCGTTGGTATTATGCCAATTGTAAAGAATTACAGACAGGATGGTGTGCGTGAATTGAAAGAGGTGAAGTTGTACGAAATTTCTTGCGTTACATTAGCCGCAAACCCAATGGCATTGATTACAGATGCAAAGGGTGAAATCAATCAGGAATTATTGGCAAAACGTTTTGATGTATTAGCCAAAATGATTAAAAAAGAAAACGTATCCGATGAATTAGGGTATGCAATCGAAGGTGAGTTGATGAAATTGAAATCATTGTTTATTGATGTTACCACACGGCCGGCAGAAATTGTCACCGTGCCGGAAGTTAAACAGGTGGAGATTTCCGAAATATTTTCATATTTAAACAAACAAATTAAGTCAAAATAAGATGACAGAAGAAATCAAAAATCAATTAGATGAATTAAATTCAGCTATTGATAGCCGTATCGCAAAAGCGGAAGGCCAAGCAGTTGCATCAGCAACAGGAAAAGCGGATGAATTATTAAAATCCGAAATCAAAAACTTAGAGGCTAAGTTTTCAGAAGTTCACAGCCGTATTGATGCAGCAGAGGTTGCAGCAAAGAAAACAGCAACAGGTGCAAACGCACAATCATTTAAGCAATCGTTGATCGAAGGTATCACAAAGGGTGGTTTAGATGGTTTAGTAAATGGCAACAGCCGTTCAGCTAAATTTGAGATCAAGGCAGGTGATATGACCGTTGCAAACAATTTCACAGGTGAGGTTATCCCTGCGCAATATGTTCCGGGTATTAAGTACGATCCAACTCGTCCTGTACACGTTCGTCAATTATTGCCACAAGGTTCAACAACATCTGAGGTTGTTCGTTACGTACGTGAAACAGCATTTGACAATGGTGCAGCAACACGTGCGCAAGGTTCAACATTGGGAGAATCAGATTTCGATTTATCAGCAATCGATGCAAACGTTCAGAAAATCGGTACTTATTTCCGTATTTCTGAGGAAATGTTGGCAGATACACCACAGCTAACATCATATTTAGCAGCACGTGCGCCGGGCAAATTATTAACGGTTGAAGATGCACAATTGCTTTATGGTAACGGTACTGCACCAAACATCAGCGGTATTTCTACATCAGGATCAACAGCATTCGCAGCAGGTGCATTTGCGGACACGATTACAGCGGCAAACCAATTTGACGTTTTAACCGTAGCAATTAACCAATTAGCATTGGCTAACTACCGTCCTGATTACATTATGTTGAACCCAACAGATTTTTCTAAAATCTTGTTATTAAAGGCAACAACAAATGAATACTTGCAAGAGCAAGCGTATATGGGATTACAGCCACAATTCTTAGGAGTTCCGGTTGTATTAAACACAGCAATCACAGCAGGAACATACCTTGTTGGAAACTTTGCATTAGGAACACAAATGTGGGTGCGTGAGAATCTTTCATTGGAATTTTTCCGTGAGGATGGAACAAACGTACGTGATGGTTTCGTGACCGTTCGTTTGGTTGAAAGAATTGCATTAACTAACTACGCACCATTAGCAATCGTTAAGGGTACATTTGCAACGGACATCGCTGCAATCGGAGTTTAATTTTAATACAATTCCAAATTAAGAGAGGCCACCTAAATATTGGGTGGCTTTTCTTTTTATATTTGTTCAAAAAATAGCACAATTATGGGCAAAGTTTTAATGAAAAAAACGGTATTTGATAACAAATCAGGATACCACAAAGCCGGCGAAATCATAACGGTTTCGGCTGATGTTGAAAGACATTATTTAGCACATAACTACGCAATTAAACCGGAGGAAGAAACACCGGTTGTTGAAGTTATTGAACCCAAAGTGGAGGTTGTAGAGGTTGAAACAAAAGAGGAAAAAATAGTTTACAAGACAAAGGGCAACAAAGCAAAAAAGGATGCGGCAGATCAAGATTAATGATGTAATTGGAACACCAATTATTTCACGCACACAGGCAAAGGATTACATCCGTATTGATACAACGGCAGATGATACGTTGATTGATATGATGATTGAGGCAGCGCACACAGCGGCTGAAAATTATATGAGTCGGGATATTATCGCAAAGGAACGAACATATTATTTGGATTATTCTGATTCAGGTTTTATTGATGTTCCATTTGGGCCGGTGGCATCTGTTGATGATGTAACCGTGAAAGGCATTGCCGTATCATTTACCGTTTATGGATTAGGTGATCCAATTGTGGAAATTACCCCATTAGGATCAAACATTAAAATTGATTTCACAACGGAGGGAATGAATGATGGCCTTTTAAAACAAGCATTGTTGATGATGGTTTCTACATATTACGATAATCGTACAGATTTCGTGACAGGAATGACCGTGAATGAAGTTCCAAGCGCATCCGCTAAATTATTGGATGGCATAAAATCTGTATTTATCTAATGGCAACAAGCAACAACGCATCAATTTTAAAACAACGGATTCTGATTAAACGTTTATCACGCACATCAGATGGATTTGGAGGCACAACACCGGGTGGATATGTAACCATTGACACCGTATGGTGCAGGGTACAGGAAACCAAAGGGCCAATTGATGAAAGAATAGGAATCAGGTTGAAATCAACGGAAATTGAAATTACAATCCGAAAGGAAACGGCCGATTTGATTGCCAATGAAGATGTGTTGCAGGTTGAGGGATTTTCGGCATTGTATCGCATCAATTCTGGATTCCAAACGTTTGAGAATTTTTGGGTTAAAATGACAGCCACCAAAATTGAGGGATAATGGCAAAGAAAAGCGGTGTTGATTCGAAACAATTAGCCGATTTGCAAAATAAGATTGAACAATTGGGCAAATTATCTAAACAGGAATTGTCTAATGAATTGGTAAAAACTGCAATGTTTGCAGTTGCAGGAATGAAAACTGATGCCAGACACGACACCGGTAATTTGAGAAATCAAACCGGATTTGAAAGGCAAAATGAAAATACGGTTGTTATTTTTTCACGTGCGCCATATGCGCCCTTTGTGGAATTTGGCACAGGTAGATTGGTAGATTTACAGCATTTAACAAAATTAGGATTCCCGGCATCTTATGCAATGCAATTTAAGGGCAAAGGAATCAAGAAAGTAAATTTACCGGCACGGCCTTTTTTCTTTACAAATTTGCGTAAAGAATTGGGCGATTTAACAAACAGGTTAGAAACCAAAATTAAACAATTGACAAAATAATGTTAGAACCGATACAATTCATCCGTAAGGCAATTATCACACGTTTGACAAATAATGTGGTGATTGGTGGTGTGACATTTGGTGTTTATAACCGTGTGCCATCAACGGCATCGTTTCCATACATTTTGGTGTATTCTGTTTCATCTGATGAAACCGATTTTAATCAATCATCGTATATCACAGAAACAATCACACGGATTGAAGTGGTAACACGTTTCCAATCTGATTCAGGTGGTGAAATCACAGCCAACAGCGCAATCAATAGAATTTTAGAATTAATTAGAACACGATCAAACGGATATTTTGATTTATCTGCGGATGGATTTAATGTATTTACGTGCGTAAAGGAGTCATCAACGTACATTGTGGATGATGAACCAGATCACACGTATTTTCGTGGTATTGTAGAAATAAGCAACAAAATCCAACAAACAATTTAAAATGGAATTAAGGGATGCCATTATTGGCCTAGCATCATCATCAGTCACGGCATTCATATCGTGGATATTAGGGAAACGCAAAGAAAATGCGGACATCAGTACAATACAATTAGAAAATTCCCAACGTGTGATTGATATGGTTACCCAAATGAATGAAAAGTTGGAGGCAAAGGTTGATCAATTAAGCAAAAAAGTTGATGAATTAACGGTTGAAATTGAAAACCTGCGTGAAGAAAATCACAAATTAAAGCACGGCAGACCGGTAAAAAAGAAAGAGGAAAACGAATAATGAAAGATCAAATCACATTGGACAGAATCAAATTGATGCACCCGAAATTGCGTGCGGAAGTTGCGATAATTTACGATGAAATTGTGAATGCATTAAGAGGCAAAGCATTTTGCAGATTTACGCACACGTTGCGCACATTCAAAGAACAGGAGGCAATATATGCACAGGGCAGAACAAAGCCCGGCCCTATTGTTTCAAAGGCAAAACCGGGTTTAAGTTTACACAATTACGGATTGGCAATTGACATCGTTTTAATTGATGGAAAATCTATTTCGTGGGATATGAAAAAGGATTTTGATGGGGATGGCAAAGCAGATTGGATGGAGGTTGTGGCCGTGTTTAAAAAATACAATTGGGAATGGGGTGGTGATTGGAAAAAATTCCCAGATGCGCCACATTTTCAAAAAGCATTTGGAAAAACACCATCGCAATATTTTGCATTGTGGAATGCGAAAAAAGTAGATTCACAAGGTTACGTAATAATATAAAATGAAAAAATTCCTAATCATCGCCATCGTTTTGTTTGCAAGTTGCAAACCATCAAAAACAATCATCAAAGAAAATACGGTGATTAAATACGACACGATCCACACATCAGATGTTATCTATAAAACAAAGGCAATCCGTGATTCAATTATCATCGAAAATCCGTGCGATTCTACGGGCATTTTAAACAAGTTTTATTCGAAATTTGTAATACCACAAGGCTCAATCACATTGCGTTCAACACAGGGCAGAATTGAGGCCAAAATTGACATTGATTCAATCGAATCTGTGTACAAATCCAAATACCAATTGTCAAAATCGGACAATGTTCGAATTTCGAACAAAGAGGTGATCAAAAATGTTGTTCCTGCGTGGGCCATAATCACCATCTTTTTTGAATCAGTCATCATTATCGGTTACGTGTTCTATAAAACAAGGCTGATAATTTTTTAACTTGCATAAAAATAAGCAGGTAAAAAATGGCATCATTAACCGGGAATTTGGTTGCGGAAACCTATAAAGCATTATTAAAAACAATTGATAATGACATCCTAACAGCAAGCGAAAAGCAAATCACAGATGGATTGGGGGGTGGATCAAATGTTTTCATTGATTCAAATGGGTTTTTAAGAGCCAACAAATACAAAGTCACAAACGGATTAGCCACACAATTTTTAAAGGCTGATGGATCATTGGATGCAAATGCTTATTTGACATCCATTACAGGTGCGCAGGTAATTACGGCATTAGGTTACACACCGGTGACAGATCAACGCACATTGACAATTAATGGTGTCACCTACAATTTAACTGCAAACAGATCGTGGACGGTGGCAGGAACGGCAGCCGTGTGGGGTAATATTACCGGAACATTGTCGAATCAAACAGATTTACAAACGGCCTTAAATGCCAAATTTAATAATCCAACCGGTACAATTTCGCAATACATTCGTGGTGATGGCACATTGGCTACATTCCCAACATTACCGGGAGGTTTGCCAATAGGTGGAACAGCAGGTCAAATTTTGGCCAAAATTGATGCAACTGATTATAATACCCATTGGATTGATAATTTTGCCACACAAACCAAAAATGAGGTCAAATTAGGACAGACATTGGCCAAAGGAACAGCGGTTTACGTTTCATCAGCTAATGGAACTAATATAATTGTTTCGGCTGCATCAAATGCATCTGAAAATTTATCATCAAAAACGTTTGGTTTACTTGAAACCGGTGGTGCAACAAATGATTTCGTTAAATGTGTAACATTTGGATTATTGGCTGGATTGGATACATCAGCGGCACAGGCCGGTGATCCTGTTTGGTTAGGTGTAAATGGAGCATTATTGTTTGGTGTTGCCAACAAACCTGTTGCGCCGGCTAATATGGTTTATATTGGGGTTGTGACACGTGTACAATCAAATAATGGTGAAATCTTTGTAAACGTTCAAAATGGGTTTGAAATTGAGGAATTACACGATGTATTAATCCAATCAAAAGCCAATAATCAAGGTTTATTTTACGAATCATCCACAGGATTATGGAAAAATAAAAGCATTGCAACCGTATTAGGTTACACACCACAGGCGCAGTTAAATGGCACAGGGTTTGTAAAGGCATCAGGCACAACAATATCGTATGATAATTCAACGTATTTGACCACAGCGGATGCAGCATCAACATACCAAAGGTTGGACAGAATGGCTATTAACTTGCTTGCAAGTGATATTCAATACCCTAATAACAATGCAGTAATTGCAGCATTAGCATTGAAAGCAAATGCGGCAAATCCTGAATTTACAGGTAATATGACAATTTCAGGTGCAGAGCCAAAATTGTTTTTTATCGATACAGATAATAATCCAGATTACACAGTTTTCATTGATTCGGGTATATTTTATATATACGATCAAACAGCCGGCACAACACGTTTTTCAATTAGTTCAACCGGTAATATTAGCGCAGGGGTTGGAAAATCAATCACAGCAGGATCATTTGTAAAAGAAAGCGGAACAGCAGCGCAGTTTTTAAAGGCAGATGGATCAATTGATTCGAGCACTTATGTTACATCGACAGCATTGGCTGATTATTTATTAATAACAACAGCAACATCAACATATCAGCGATTAGATAGGATAGCATCGTCATTATTTGCAAGCGCAACAAATTATCCAAATAACAATGCAGTCATTGCCGGATTGGCTTTAAAAGCGGATGCCGCAAATCCTGTATTTACAGGATCAATGAACATTCAAGGGTTAGAATCTAGGATTAATTTTTACGATGAAAACAATTTAAGAAAGTTTTTTATTGGTTATAGTTCGGGGCAATTATCCATTTTTCAAGATGCCGGATCAGCAACAAGATTTCAAATAAATTCAAGCGGAAACATAACAACAGGAGTCAATAATACAATCACTTCTTGGGGTTTTATAAAATCAGGTGGTACATCAAGTCAATTTTTAATGGCCGATGGATCGGTTTCAACATTTGCAGGTGTGACAGGATCAGGAACAACAAATTATTTGTCAAAATGGACATCAGGATCAGGAATTGGGAATAGCCAAATTTATGATAATGGAACAAATGTTGGGATAGGTACAACGACAATGTATGGTAAACTTTCTGTTTCATCAGGATCAACGCAAGGTATTAGAATTGATACAAATGCAGGAAGTGCAGCATTAAGTATTGGAGGAACAGGTCAAATTTATGTTGATGCTCCATCAGTTGTTGGAGGTAGATTTGCAATTTTTGATAATGGGAATACATCAATTGGATCAAATACTGATGCAGGGTTTAAATTTTTTGTAAACGGATCAGCTAAAATTTCAACATCTGTTGTTTCACAAGATTTTAGATATGAAGGCACAGGATATATTACATATAATACTAATAATGTAGGAACAAATACATTTATTATTAGAAATTTTGGAACATCTGTTTTAAGTTTTAATACATCAAATGAAGCCACATTTGCAAGTAGTATAATTTCGGGCGCAAGCGTAACAATTGGCACAGGTGGTAATTATGCAACAGGTTCAATTTATTCCGATGGATCGTGGGGTATGATTTTTAGGGCAAGACAGGCATCACCATCAAATGCAGAATATAGATGGGCAAGAAGTAATGATGCAGAATTAATGAGAATTAGCCCATCGGGTGGATTGCAAATTGGCACAACACCTGATGCAGGATTTAGGCTTGATGTTGCAGGAACAGGAAGATTTAGTAATAGTGACAATGCTGATTTAATAAGATATAATGCATCAGGAGTAAATACAAATTTTGCAACAAAAATTATTAGTGGGGCTAATGATGTATTGACATTTAGAAGACAACATTCATCAGCAGGGGCATTAGATATAATGTCTTTGGGTTATAACGGTTATGTTGGAATTGGTGTTACAACACCGGGTGCATTTTTACACGTTAAAGGCCAATTTGAATCAAATTATGGTTTAATATTAGAAGGTACATTTGGTAACGGTCATTCATACGGATGGAGGACAAATGGTGGAAATTCGGATGTTTTAAGTTTATTTTCAGTTACATTAAATTCACGTTTAGCAGTTTTTGGATATTCTGAGGCTTTAATTGCAACAGGAGGTTCAACAAGACTTTATGTAAAGGGTACAGGTGAAGTTGGAGTTGGGACAACAAGTCCAACAGATAAATTTGTTGTTTCAGATTCGGGTGCAAATACATTACATATTGATGTTCAATATAGTGGTGGAGCATCTACAATTTATTCGTACAATAGAAGTTCAAATAATTACACTAATTTGCAATTGCAGGGTTCTAATTTAATATTTAAGGCAGGATCACCCGAAGGAATGAGATTAACATCATCACAAAATTTGTTAGTTGGTAGGACAACAGATAGTGGTGAAAGAATACAAGTAACAGCAGGAAATGCAACGGCAATTCGTATTGATACGAATGCCAATTATAATGCAATTAACATTGGAGGATACGGAAATATTTCAGTTGATTATCCGGGAATTGGTGGCGGTAGATTTTATTTAGATGGAGGTGGTGCATTAACAATTCGACAATCAATGACAGCAACATCATTTTTTGAATCATCCGATTTTCGTTTAAAAACTTTAATTGAAAGCAATCCAATCATTGATGGAATCGAAAAATTAGAGGCCAAATTATACGAAAAGGATGGCAAAATTGAATTAGGATATTTTGCACAAGATGCCGAAAAATTAATGCCATATGCCGTGACAAAAAATGCTGATGGATTTTTGAATTTATCATATCGTGAAGTTCACACGGCTAAAATTGCACGATTAGAAAAAAGGGTTTCGGAATTAGAAAAACAATTAAATCTGAATTAATATGCAATGGACATCGGTTGCGGCCAATCAAACGGTTTCGTGGGATAGCTTAATAAATGCGGTAAACAATGGGTTTTTCCTGCAATTATTACCGATGCCACCATCAGGACAATCGGCATTGCGTTGCGTTCGTAGGGAGTTAATACAATCATATATTGAAATCCAATCAGCACCATTATCAGGTGTGCCAAATAATGAATTGGTTGTCAAAAGCCAATTAGTGGCCATTCAATACACATATTATCAATTAACACCGTGTGATGGTGGTGCAGGTGCGTGGACACGTATTTTCCCAACATTAGGAGTTGGCCAAAGGTATATTTTGCCCGGCTTTACTAATAGATTTTTTTATTACAATGGAATATCGCAAGGGCCACAGGTCATGATACCATCTGGATACAACGGATCAATTCAAATTGTAAGTGGTTCAACGTATTGCCCATAATCAGTATATTTGCATATTAAACAACCAAATCAACATAAAATGAAAAAGAAGTACGCAGAAATCATTGTTTTGTCCCGTGTATTAAGCCATTTTGCCGGTGAGCAAAAAACAAAGGCACAAAAGAAATTGGCTAAAATCAACGAGAAATTAAAGCCATATTTGGATAAATACGAGGAACAGGCAGAGGAATACCGTTTGGACAATGCGTCAGTTGATAAAGATGGAAACCTAATTTTGAAAGAAAATGGCGGTTATTCGTACACAAAAGATGGATTGAAAAAATTGACTGAGAAATCAAAGGCATTAAATTTGACTGAGGTTGATTTTGAAATGATTCAGGTAATCAATCCGGACGGATTAGAAGAATTTGGATTTTTAAAAGATTGGATTGAGGGCGTTGAGTTTACAAACATTGAAGAAGAAATTGAACTATAATATATGAAAACTATTCAACCGGTTTCGATTTGGGATAACGGATCAGTAAAAGAGGCCAAAATTTTGAACGCATATGCGGTCAATGTAACGTTGGGAACATCCGCAACGTTTTATTATTCATTGAGTGCG